GCTACATACTTGCCAGCATAAAACTGACGCGCAATATTACGCCCGCCATTGACGATCACAACATTCATTGCACGACCTTCGTTCTTAGCAATCTCTTCACCGTTGACCATCATGCGGAACACGCCGCCACGGATAGAGATACGCTTAAGACCGGTGTTACCAGCCAGTGATTTGGTTAGGTCATCCATACCTGCACGTTTGAGATATGCGGGGATTTCTTGTTGGAACAAAGTTACTTCACTCATGGTTACTCCTGTGGTTGAAAAATTACTTACGACGAATTGTGATTTCGTATTCACTATCTACATGCAGTCCGGGTGGATGCACTTCGGGGTTCTCCTCCAGAAACTCTTTCATACTAGTTTGCTGGATACGCTTTTCCAGTAACCCCATCGCTCCATGCTCTTGCATGAATTGGTAAAAGCTACCCCAGTCATTAGTCCAGTAACGGTTTTTGACTGTGCGGTATGCAATACCTGAGGGCGAAGAAAAGCTAGTTGCTCCAGTTTCCTTGGAGATTTCTACTAACTTATGTTTGAGGGTCTGCATGTCCTCTTCGATCTGCGCAGTTTTCTCTTTGAACTCTTGATACATCATGTCACGCTTGTCACGTAATTTAATGTACGTAGAGACTATCTGCTCTATGGGTATATCCATATCTCTCTCCTTTAATTTTATTGCCTCGGGGTATTGATTATACCCTCTTTGTTGACTTTGTCAAGAATTAATTTCGTTCTTGTACAAATCAATTATTTTTGCGTGGTAGTCCAGTTTGTTTTGAAGCATCTCATATAACTTAGCCTCGACGGGGCTACCCTCGATATGCACTACTGTTACAGGATTCTTCTGTCCTTGGCGGTGTACCCGTGCGTTAGCTTGCAGGTAGGTTTCGCTGGACGTGACGGGAGCGTACCATATCACTATGTTAGCCGCCGTTAGGGTTACCCCGTGCGCCGCCGCTTGTGGTTGGATTAACAATACTTTCGGTTCCGTGTTCTCTTGAAAGCGTTTGAAAATATCAGTACGTTTGTTGACGTTTACACTACCATTTATTATTTCCGCAGTGATGCTGTTCTTGTCCATAAACTCTTTGACAAGATTTATAGAGTGGGTGTACGGGATAAAGATCAGCACTTTGTTTGCAGACTCCTCAATCACTTCCTGCAATACATTGAGGCGGGCCGACACATCGAATTCAATGACGTTCTTTGTATCTGTGTAGACAGCGCCGCATGCAATCTGTAGTAACTTATTCAGGTTAGCCGCCGCGTTAACCGCAGACACTTCCTCACCCACTGCCTCAATCAGAAAGTCTTTCTTGAGTTGCTTGTAGTATTTCAACTGCTGTGCGCTCAATGGGGCAAAGCGAGATGTGTGCGTTACCTCAGGCAGATCAAGACATTCCTTCTTGGTAAAGCGTATTGCTGGTTGCAGTAACTCATGCACAACCATCTCTGAGTTTGGTTTGGGAATCCATTTGAATCGGGTGAGTTGGTACATCACAGATTCTCTGTACATGGAATACAGGGTCGGTGCTCTTGCGGGGACACAGGCTTTTGCCAACCCATACGCATCCAGCGGAGACTGTGCCGCAGGTGTGCCAGTCATCATCCACAGCCAAGTTGTCGGCGACATAATGTACTTCAGCGTCTTGAACCGCTCCGTGCGGGAGTTCTTGTACGCGTTCGCTTCGTCCACAATGATGAGGTCAAAGCCGCCATTCTTAATTTCTTCCCTCACAATGCCAACGCCATCAAAGTTGATGATGACGAATTCGGCGACGCCGTTGATGATCTGCTTGCGCTTGACTCTATCGCCATAGGCTACGTTCACACTGCGGTGTACAGCAAACTTGAACAGGTCTGCTTGCCATGCTGACTGCATGATGGACAGAGGGCAGATGACCAATATACGATTGATGACGCCCTGCTCTAATAGGTAGTCTGCCGCCCATATTGCTGACGCCGTCTTGCCTGTGCCTTGCTCGTTAAAGCAGAAGCCACGCTGGTGCAGGGCCAGGAACGATGCGGTTTCCTTCTGATGGCTCATGGGCTTATACAGTCCGGGCCACTCATAGTCACGCACGATGGGCGATGGCGCAGACTTAATACCAAGCTTGCGTAAGGCTTGCGCCTCCTTCAGCCCCCAGTTGACTGCAACCTCAGTTACATCATCAATCTGATTGACCTCGGTGCTTTTCTCAATCGCTTCGATAATACGTTTTGGATTCTTGGTGCGAACCACCAAGATTTTGTTGTCGATGATGTGCATTACTTTATGGAGTGGTCGCTGTTACGTGCATAGGAACGATTTGCGGATGCGGGTTTAGCCTTGAGGTTAGACCGCACAGTCTTGCCACCCTTGCTGAGAGGCGTCTTATGGTCAACATCCTTGCCGTCACCTTTGTGTACAACACCTTCGCGCTCCAACATGGCGCGGGCTTTGTTTCTTGCGGCTCGTTTCTTTTTGACAGCGGGTGTGCCGTCATACTGCTCGTATTCTTTTTTGTATGGGCGGGGTTTATTTACGTATGGCATTTTGTTTAACCTTTTCTTGGTAAGCGTTTAAGTTGATTGCCCATTCACGTTCACTGCACCCGCTACGCGACTGAACTTTTTCACCTGTAAGAAACACCAGACCCATCTTCTGCAACTCAGGCAGTCGGCGAGATATAGCAACCCCATCCTCACGATTATTCGTATTAGCTTTCTTAGCTATACCGTCTTTACCCAATGGGCCGTGATCTAGTAAAGCTTGAAGTATCTGTTGGTAGTGCGCATACGCAAACTTCTCTACTTTATCCGCTGCCTCATGGCTTGTCGAGGGGTCTGTTTTACGTGCGCGTACATAATCATCTGCCATTTCATTTCCTTCCATTGTGTTCGCAGTCTACGACTGCACAAAATTTCCGGCATGTGAAGTTGGGTTTGGGATTCCACATGTCGGACTCGTACGACTTCTCTAGTCGCTCTATCTCAGGCAACCACCTCTGCCAAGCCTCAGGTTGTTGCTCGGTGGCAAACTCGGCACGGACTAAGTCTTGGGCGACAAGAAACATCAGCCCACACTTGATTGTCTTGACCTGCGGGAAGTGCTTGAACACCAGTAACGACAACAACTCCAACTGCTTGGTGTCGGCGTACTGACTGCTCTTGCCTGTCTTGTAATCGATGATACGCGCCTTGTCGCCGTTGATAATAAGCAAGTCAGCGATCCCACGGAACCACGCATCCTCTGCTTTGAACTCGCACGGCTTAAAGTCCTTGGTCAGCCCCATCTCGTACTCACAATACTTCTCTCCGGGCAAGTCCCTTAAGGGGTCAAGGTGCTGTTGTATGAAAGCGTATTGCGGTGGGATTGGAGTACCGGCCCCAATGTAATCTTCAGCGGCTTTGTGTACCACCTTACCGTAATCCAGATGCGCTTGAGGTGGCTCAACAATATCCTTTGCTATGCGCATGTGGTAATACTTGCGGGGGCATTGCTGAAACAGCGAGATGCTGGAATACGACCATGTGTATTTCATCAATTAACCTTTGAATTTTCTTGTTGTTCCATAGCTGTCTCCATATTTAACCTCGCAATTAAGTGGTAGGGTCTGCGCCCATTTCGGCCTCCATCGCATGCACTCTTGTACATATCGTGCGGCTTCTTCCTTCTCTTCTTCTCTAGCTATGCAAGCCACAGCATCGTGGACAGTCAACACAACTTGATAGCGTTCAGCAACCTTGAGCATCTGCTCGCCAATCACACACCGTGCCAATGCTTGGCAAATGTTCTCGACAACCTTACCGCCATAGATGCGTACATTGCCACGGCGAGTGGAGTAAATGTATTGCTTGCGTCCACGCTCGTCAATAGCTTCCGGTCTTAAGTCCATGTACTTCAGCGGCAAGCCACTAGGCATATCAAACCCTATCCCGGGCAGCACGTTAACCGCTTGAGGTTGCTTGCCAAATATAGAAGTCTTGAGCTTCTCATCCGACAGAGCATCCAAGCATACATGCGCCTCTTCCCATAGGGCGGGTATATAAGAGTACTCGTCCCGATAGGTTCTCAATACCTTCTTGCACCATTCTTCTGATAGGTCAACACCGAACGCTCGTAACTGCGCACGGAACTTAACGTGACCCATGCCGTAGCCACAGCCTAAGATGGTTGTCTTGCCAACGAACCGCTCTTCCTCAGTCACGTTCCCAATTATTTGGCGACGGTAAATCTTTGCCGCCATGATGCGGTACACATCCTTACCACGCTCAAAAGCGTCTACCAAATCGTTCTGACCTGCCAGCCATGCCAATACTCGGGCTTCGATCTGTGATGAGTCTGAGTCAATCAGCACATACCCCTCAGGTGGCATGATGGCGCACTTGAGCTTTGGTGGTGGCTCGCCTTTCTTCCCCCTTGGCAGGTTCTGAAGATTGAGCTTGTCGTCTCCACCCCATCTGCCTGTGTGAGCAGCGTAGTACCGTAATGGGACTGGGAGGCTACCGCGCTTGGCTATGTCAATGAACCTCTGAGTCCGTGTCTCTTCCAAGGTGCTTTTGTTACCCAATCGGGCGGCAACTAACGCTTGCACCCGTGGATCAGGGTGATATGCCAATGCCTTAAACCCATCATCGTTCTTGGCAAAAGCAAATGTAAGCTTACCTGTGGTCGGGCTTATCTTCGTGGGCGGCTCAACACCCCAATCTATAAGCATGTCAGCAAACTTGGGGTTCGACATCAGCGAGTCTTTGTCGGCACTGGCGGCGGCAATTAACGCTTCCTTCTTGTCCACCACATCGATCAGATGTTGCTCAAGCAGTGGCAGGTTCAGTTGTAAGGCTGGCTTGGTGAACATCCGCAAGGTCAAATCAATAAGGCGCAACTCCTTGTTCTTGAAGCTGTAGCGCAAAATCTCAAAGAGCTTATACGTAATCTCTACGTCGTTCTTGCAGTACTCACCATACTGTTGCAGGTCAGAAGTGCTGAAGTCGCGTCGGCGTTTACCCATTGCCGCTACAACCTCAGTACCTTTCTTCCCTATACCGTACCGCTCAGCGGCCTTCGCTAAGCTGTTACCAACCTCAGTGCCGTCCACTGCACGAAGCATAGCCAGTGTGTCCATCAACGCAAACGGATGGATACCGAAGTACCACGCCAATATTGCACCGTCAAACATCATGTTGTGGGCGACAACGAAGTAATTCTCCATTTCAAGATGGTCAAGCCAGTCTTTGGTTTCGTCCTTCGTGCCGCTGAACCATTGTGCTCGCTCATCCCCAACCTTTACGGATACGCCAATGACTTCAAAGCGATCGTCACGGACGTACTCCTCTGTGGTCAGCTTACTCAGACTGAAGTCCTTGTCGTAGTAAGTCTCGAAGTCGATCGTAAGAAAGTTCATGCTTTAGCAATTTCACGGTTGAGATACCAAACAGCTTTCTCTAAGTCCTGCTGTTTGTTGCCTTTGTGGTC